CGAGAATTACCTGCATCGATGTGGATAGAATATCAAGATAAAGATAAAGAATATCAGATAGGCGGTATGGCTGCGTATCGTGTCAATACTATAAGTAAAGATGAAATGAAAATGACTGTGCCTATGGTAATGACTGATGCAGTAGCTAAACAAGTAGCAGAACTTCGACTATTTGAATTGTGGGCTGCGCGTAGTACTTTGGAAACTGCTTTGTCTTTTAGATTCGCACGATTAACTCCTGGAGATCCTATCGAGCTAGTATTCGCTGATGGTAGAAAGCAATTAATGTTAATTGTTAAAACATCATTAGGTAATCCAGGAATAGTAAAAATTACAGCTGTATCAGTTGGTCCTACTACTTATACCTATGCAGGCGGCACAGTAAAAGTAACAGTATAAAGAGAGGATACAATTATGGCATATGTATATCAAAATACAGTAGTACAAAGAACAGTAGATGCCAGTGTTGCTACCAGTACAAGTATTGCTCCTACAGAAGTAAATTTAGAATTGTTAGATATTCCAAGAGTACCTTGGGATGCTAATGCTAATTTTGACTTTCTGTATGCTGCTGTTTGGGGAAGAATCTTCTACGGCGCTAATATTTTTAAGACTTACGATGATGGTGCTTCCTGGACATTAATTAGTGTAATTTCCGCACAGTCTATAATGGGCAACACTATTTCTAAATTAGAACCAGGGTTTCCTTACTACTTTGATGAAAAGAATTCTTTCAATGTTAAAATGAATTATGGTACGTTATCAAGTAGGACAGAAGCTGAAATATACAACGGATATAATATGGCACTAGTAGGTAATGAAATAATACAGTTTCGTAATGCTGTATTAATTCAAGGCGACGGTACTTATAGAATATCTGGTTTGCTTCGTGGATGCTTAGGTACTGATGATCAAATAGCTACACATCTTGCGAATGAACGCTTTGTAATGTTGTCTTTCAATAATGTTGACAGAGTTGATACACCTGCAATAGAACGTGTAGCAGATAAAGATTATCGTTATGGTCCAGGTACTAAGGCAGTAACTGACGCATTGTATGTTGAAAAATCTTTTACTAGTACTGGACGATCACATAAGCATTGGTCAGTATGTCAAGTAACAGGAACTCGTGATGACGACGGTAATCTAACTATTACTTGGGTACCCCGTAGTAAGAGTGCCGCAGGTTGGTTAGATTTTACCGAAGTGCCTCTAGATAGTAAGGAGATATTCGACGTTGAAATTTTAGACAGTTATGGAATAGTACTTCGTACCATACGAACAACTGATGCTTATACCTTAGAATACACTATGATACAGCAGACTGAGGACTTTGGTGCTACTGTTCCTACAAGTATCTACATACGAATTTATCAAGTCAATGCTACTGTAGGCAGAGGCATTAAAAAAGATGCAAAAGTATAAGGGAGGTACTTATTAATGAGCGACTATACACCGAGGGTAGCCTTACCCTATCTATCTGTAGCACAGGCACAAAAGGAATTAGCACATAATGCAGCTCTAAATAAACTGGACGTACTAACGCAGCCTACAGCTGAGGCAAAACAGAATGGCCCGCCAGCATCTCCCGTTAACGGACAGGTATATATAGTCGACAGCGCTCCCACAGGTGTATGGGCGACTAAAGCCGGATATATAGCCTACTACTTAAACGGCTGGTTCTATTATGCCCCATTTATAGGAATGCAGTTTTTTAACGTAGCTGAGGATTGTTTTTACGTCTACAGAAATTCACTTTGGGAAGCTGCTTCAGGTGCAGGCGCAGTTGTACACAATGATTTATCAGGCAGAACAAGTGCAGATGCACATCCTATGTCATCTATTACGGGATTATCAACAGCTATAATAACAGCACACAATGATTTATCAGGCAGAACAAGTGTAGATGCCCATCCGCTAGACGCGATTACGGGATTAGGTATAATACTCACAGCAAGTACTGACCATATAACAGACGACCTGTTACACGTTCCGGCACCAGGTACTACTAATAATACCAAGGTACTTACAATTGTAGATGAAATACCTGTTTGGAGGTCTCCCGCAGCCGGTGCCGGTACTGGAGATATGTTAGTAATAACTTATGATACAGATGCTGACGGTAAAGTTAATGAAGCAGATATTGCTGATACTGTAATTGACAAAGCAATTACTAATGCTAAGTTAGCTGATGTCGCTACTGGTATTATTAAAGGACGAAAGACTGCAGCTGCAGGTGTTGTAGAAGATTTAACTGTAGACGATGTAAAAACTTTATTGGGTATTATAGATGGTCGTATGGTTACAGTAGATAGTACTGTAGCGATTAATGACCTGTTGTATTTGAAGAGTACTGGTGAATATGGTAAGGCTATTGCTACTGCACTTACTTCTATGCAAAATATAGTAATTGCTGTAGAAGCTGGTACTGGTTCTAAAAGAGTACTTGACAGAGGTGTTGTTTCTGGTTTTATTGGTTTGACAGTTGGAGGTTCAATATTCGTAGGTGATACTACTGCTGGACTATTTACACAAACTGCCCCTACTACTGCAGGAAATTACGTGAAATGTGTTGGCTGGGCTCTTTCCGCTACGTCGATAATTTTCGCACCTGATACATTGTCAATCCAAATATAAGGAGGATATAAAAATGAGTATTGTATTTTTCAGTCCTGGAAATATAGATGATTTCGAAGAAAGTGCCGGCCCTATTGTTGCATCTACAACTAACACATATAACAGAGGAATACATAAAATAGGCGTAATAGGTACTTATGGAGTTACATCCTATCTACGAAAAACAGTACCTTCTGCAGGTGAATATTACGCGGCAATGTATATCGGTTATAATGCTGTGGCTTCCTTAGATCAATCATATATGATTACTTTTTTTAATGGTGCTACGCAATTGGCTAAAGTGGCCAGAACTGGTACCTTATTACAAGCGATTCAAGACACTGCAACTATATTAGGTAATACTGGTGCTAATAGTTATAATGATACTGGTGCAAAAATGTTAGTAGAGGTACATTACAAACGGCATGCCACTGCAGGAGTATTTCAGATTTGGATAAACGGTGTACTCTTGTTTGATTTTACTGGTAATACAGGAGCACAAGCTAATATTGATAAAATACAATTTGGTTGCTTTAAGGGTGTGAGTTTAATACCCTATTACAGTGATTTTATCATTGACGATTCTTCTTATATCGGAGATAAAAAAATAACAGTAACAGGTCCTACAGCGGCAGGTAGTAAATCTGAATGGGATTGTTCTCCTGTACATTTTGGACACACTTATACTTCTGCAAATAATGCCGCCTCTGCAGTTAATACTACTTATGTATTATCAGTTCCTGCACCTGTTTCTGGTACTGTTGATAAAATAGTAGTTACTGGTAGCGTTGCAGGTAATATTAAAGTATTTGCTATGTATCAGAATGCTAATGGTACGTGGGCTGCCAGATCAGGTGCCGTTACTTTACCTCTGACAGTATCAACTAATCTTACATTTATAGGCGGAGTAGATTATACCACCTTCAATGTTACTGCGGGTGATCGTTTAGCAGTATATTGTGATAGTGTAGCTAAGTTAAAGTACTATCAAGCCGCAGGTTTAGAAATTGATGGTACTGCCAATTGGTTATCCGTTTCTGGTGATATGAGTGCTGCTACTGCACAGGCAATTTCAACTTCAGCTATTTATCAAATGTGTTGCAGTGCTTGGATTACTCCTACAGATAATGGTGCTGCAGCTTTTGCTGTATTAAATAAAGCTCCTTATCTAGTCAATACAGATCTTGATTGGATCGAAAATAATACGGCGAATGAAATTTCTACTTTTGCTAATCGTGCATTGACGGATTTTGCTATTGGTCAAATTGTTGCAGTTAAAAATACTATAAGGATAAGAAAAGAAGGTAATCCTGTAGTAAATAATATTCAACCAGTAGTCGTAAGCGGTGGTACTGAATATGTAGGAGCTAGTAATGCATTGTCTATTAGTTACGTTAATGTAAGTACTATGTATGTAACTAATCCAAATACAGGAAATGCTTGGACTTTGGCTGAATTAAACGCCGCCAACTTTGGCGTAAAAAGTGTGACATAATATGGCTGATAGAGCAGTAAATTCTGTACAGCAACTTTATGTTTTATCAGAGACAAGTCATGCAATAACTGCAGGACAACAAACGTATGTAGTTTATACAGAACCTCCTGTAGCTCGTGCTTTATCGTATCAAACATATGTTTTATACTCTGATACGAATTTTGCTTCAGTAAGTACAGGACTCACATCTCCTACATGGGATCCCGCAACATTAAAATTATCAGTGCTATCATCACTTTCAGATATAGGTAGTGGTGTAATAGAATATGGACATCTTTTTTCAAATATAAATCCGGTACCTTTGTTAATGATTAATGATGGCTTTGTTACAAACGATGTTACAAATAACTGGATTGTATCACCTGCAAATTATTTCAAAGTATCAGAAGATTATGGGTATAGTCCTATACCAAATAAAAAAGGTTTCGTAACTACTAAACGTAGTGGTACTGCTGCTGTTGATGGCAATGCTACATTATCAGTCGTGGGACCTACTACGTTAACTTGCGAAGCGTTTGTAAGTAGTGAACTTAACTATGATTTTCTAAAAATAAAACTTGATGGAGTAGTAAAATATAGTATCAGCGGTGATACTAATACATGGCAAAATTGGGCAGTAGATATTCCTGAAGGAGTACATACGATTACATTACAATATGTAGGTGATAGCACTGCCCGATTTTTAGATATTGGAGGTATAGCAAATTTAGCTTTTTCCGACAATACTTTCTACAGTAATAAAAGTTCAATGGCTCCTACAAATATTGCTACAGATTTTACTACTGAAATAGTGCTTATTCCTAAAACAAAGTATTATATTCGTGCATATGCAAGAACCCTTGCTGGCATTTCTTATGGAGATGTAATAGAATATACTACAGGTAGCGGATTAGGTTTTGGTAGTTTAATAAACGGTATCGAAATCTCTGGTATTTGTCTCGGTTCCCTAAATACAGAAGCCGGGTCTGTCTCAGGTGTATGCGCCGGTAGCTGCCAAGTAGATGCATAAAAATCCAAATTCATCGCAAAAAGCCTACTTTTTGTCATAAAAAGGCGTGACTTCTTTTCGTAAATGTAGTATAATTAATATGATAGGGGGGAATGTTTCATGCCGTCCGGAAGAGCAGATCTTATCATGGAAAAGGGCTCTGATTGGTATGTCCTACTGACTACTAATCAAGCAGACGGTACTCCTATGGATCTTACTGGCTGGTTAGCGCGTTGTCAAATACGTAAAACGGCTAGTTCTGTTTCTCCCATAGTAGCTGTTCCTATTGCTTCTATTGATAATCCTCTTGATGGAGAAGTAGTGCTAACACTTACAGCGGCAGAAACAGCGACAATTCCTACATCGGGTTCTAATTTTACGGAACCTTCTCGATATGTTTACGACTTGGAAATCTACATAACAGAAGCAGTAACTGATGTTGATGGTAATCCAGTATTAGATGCTGATGGCAATCCTACTACAACAGAGATTGCTACATCTAAATTACTCCATGGATTCATAAGCGTAATTCCGGAGGTACCTAAATAATGGCAGATGTGGAAGTAGTTGCCAATAATAAGACTACTGCTGTAACGGTAACTTATCTACCTCGCGGTCCTCAGGGTAAGCCAGGTAATCCTGGTGTATCTGGTGGTCAGGGGCCTCCTGGACCTCCTGGTTCTGAGGGACCTCCTGGACTTCAAGGAAAAGATGGACCTCCTGGACTTCGTGGAGAATCAGGTGCTACGGATTCACCTATTGATTACTTCTGTGGCGTAGGTGCTCTAAACATAGGTCAAGCAGTTTTTATTACTGCTACAAATACAGTACTTCCTGCTACTGCGGAGAATATTACTCATGCAGGTAGAGTAGTTGGTATCGCATTAAATGACGCTGTCACTGGTGAAATTGTACGAGTTAAACGTAGCGGTTCTGTTACGAAAGACTCGTGGGATTTTATACCTGGACAGCGTTATTATTTGGGCCCGGGAGGCGAATTTACTCTTGATCCTGAAGGAATGGCTTTTATTCAAAAGATGGGATTGGCAGAAGCTGCAACGTCGTTGTTTATCCAAATGGAGCCACCAACAATAATTTAAGGGAGGAATATTAAAATGGCTAAAAAGTTTATTACCCTGGTAAATGGTGTACAGCATCTCATTCCCTCGATTGATACATCTGCTGGTGCAAGTAGCGCAGGAGAAATTCTTGCCGCCGATGAAAATGGTAAATTGAATCCCAGCTTTCTTCCGGTCGGCATAGGTGCTGATAATGCATCGCTGCCTGCAACTGAAGCCCTTGCCGCTGGCGACTTTGTCAATATTTATGATGCTACTGGTACGCCGAGCTGTCGCAAAGCTAGTGGTGTTGACAATACGAAACCGGCACATGGCTTTGTAAAATCGGATTATTCTGACGGAGCTGTTGCGCTTGTCTATTTTGAAGGCGAAGCTCCTCTGACCGGCTTGACGGTAGGTACAAAATATTTCCTCTCCTCAACTACTCCTGGCGGACCTACCGCTACTGCGCCTTCCGCTAATGGAAACGTAATTCAGTATGTCGGAACTGCGCGTTCTTCGACGCTTCTTCGTTTTGAACCGGAGCTGGGAACCGAAATCGGCTAAGAACGGAGAGGTGACTTAACCATGTTGTTACAACTTATAAACGGAGTACCTCATGCCATACAAGGTGCCGACAAATCAGCAATTGTTTATTTCAACGGCAAAAAATGGGTTACTCTTCGAAAAGGTGTACCAGGTCAAGTATTGGGAATAAACAGCAATAATGACTTGGCGTGGTTAAGCTTACACGCTTATTCTGAT